TCTCTGTCCTTCCCAACGATAACCGCCCCTATCTGTGTTGACTCATCTTTTGATTTTAACTTAACTTGTTCCGCAATTCCTAAAAAATATTCAGTCCAATTCATTTTCTAATATATTAATGTTTGATATGTAATAAAGTCGACCCATTGAATAATGGGATCTTATTGCCTCACCTTTTTCTATTAATCCACCCATTTGAACCAATTGGTCATGGGTGGAGATATCAATTCCGATTAAGAACTTATCAGCGTCTATTTTTTCTACTATTGTCGGTCTAACATATTCCCCGATGTCATCCAGTTTAAGTTGTCGGATCATGTCGGTTTTATTGTCATGACATTCAATCATCCGAGCACCGACCAATTGTTGAAGTACGTCTAACCTCAGATTCTTGTAATTAATATCGGCCATCCAACTAAATATACGAAAAATTAGGCAATAAAAAAAGGGACACCGAAATGTCCCTTTTGATATTGAAGGATGATATACTATCTTAATGTATCGTTATTGAATACAACAAGACCTTTCACGTCGATAACACCAAAGTAACGGTTGTTAACCATTTTCTTAGCGTAACGGGTCATGATTCCTTTGATCGGAGTCATGTTGAAAGGATTGTACATAGTCGGAGTCAACTGAAGAGGTACATAAGGTGCGTATACATAACCTGCGTCAAGTAACGATTTACCTTTGTGTCCAATAAGTACTTTCCCTGATGGGAAGTAAGGATCGCGATATACCTGATAACGACCAGCTAAAGTACCGATTTTCTCAATACCCATGTTATACTGATCTTGCTCAGGAGCTGCGTTCGATACGTGGAAATATTCGAGGTCGTCGAATATAGCACTTACTTCAGATGAAATAACAATCCAGTTAGCACCACCCCTAAGAGTAGTTTTGTGGATTTGTGCAGATACCTGGTTTATTTTGGTAACCAACGTCTGGTTCCAGTCCTTTTGAGTATACCCCACGAATGAAGCTCCCTGGTTTCCGTACTTCCATTCGTTATAGTCCCAACGAGCTTTCCAAGCGGCACCCTTACGAAGGTCGCGAAGGATTTCACGGTCAACCTCAGCAGCGATTTGTTCTGAAAGAAGAGCTGTTAACTCAGCTTCAGCATCGATGTTGTGGAATGCGCTTACGTCCTGTGCTAATTCAGGTGACCAACTTGCTCTTAGTTTTCTTTCAGTCACGGATACAGTTACACTTGACAAGTCAAATGAAACTTCACCCAATTCTTCTTCGAATTCTAATGAGTCGTATAGACGATAAGTCAACGTCCAGTCAGTTAATGCAGGACAAGGTGAAGTGGCGAAAGTTGTTCCACTAAATCCACCAGTGGCAGAATAAGTAGTCATATCTACCTGAATGTAGATAGTTCCTGTTTCGTCACAAATGTCCTGATACCTACCACTTGGGTAAGTAGAGTTAGTTGCCTTTTCACCGTACTCAACGATACCTTTTCCGTATTTTTGAGTTACAACGTTGAAGTTTACTGAAGTTCCGTCATAACCAACCGTAGCTGATGCTAAGAAGTCTTCAGTATCCATAACGTTACCGTTAGGTCCGATAAGTTTTCCCTGTCCGTCAGTTGCGAATCCAGTGAAGGATACGATCACACTGTTAACGGTTGTTCCTGTTAGATCACAAGGATCAACAACAACAGCAGTTCCGTTAGAGAAAGTTACAAGATTTGTTGCGGTTACACCTGAAGTAACATATCTACCTTTAGAGTAATCGAAAAGTCCTGTGTTAGGATCGTTTCCATCACCTTGCTCGTAGAATCTGTCATAAAGGTTTAATCCGTCATAACTTGCGTCCATCTCCTGTTGTGTCTGAGTGTTAGGATAGCCGTAAGGGGCTTCATGCTCCACCGGATTAGTTCCGCTCATTTCCTGAATTTTAGGAATGAAGAAGAACAGTTTACCGATAGGTAAGTTCATGGCCTGAACAGACACGATGTCGTTCGCCAAAAGTTTAGAGAAAACACGACGGATAATTGGGAAAACAACCGTTTCAAAAGACCCTGAAGAGTCAGAAACAGCGGCTTCGTTAATTAAATAACTTGCCTGGTTTTCATACAATTGAGCCACGTTATCTTTCTGGTGACCTTCAAGATCCTCAAGGAATCCTAAATCGTCCCATTTTTTGATGGTATCTTCTTTGATAACACGAAGGTGCTTAAGACCGATGTTACCAACCATACCTGATTCTAATAATGCTCCCATTTTTTTAATGTATTTGAGTTTGTTTTATTTATTATTTTAATTTTGTCATCAAGTCCTTCATTCTCTTGAACTGAGGATTCTCGTAAGCCTTAGCTTCGGACAATACTTCAGTAGATGAACTCTGAGGAGTTGAGACGATTTTTTCCGCTACGGTTTCTGTCATAGGTTTCCCTGAGTCCAGTTCCCCGTGAATTGCGGTATAAAGATTTTTCGATTCAGTTATTGTTGAAATCGAATCAAATCTTTTTAATATATTCAATTTCTCCTGTTTTGTGGTTGAATGTTCTGTGAACAGACGTGTAGCGTATGCTAAGTTCGCGTTGAAAATAGCAACTTCATTCAGTTTGTCTTTGAAAAGTAATAGTGCTTTTTTGTACTCACCATTTTGTTTCTTTAAAGTTTTAAGTTCTTCGTTGATTTTAATGTCAACATCGACATCAGAACCCGCTTTGAAAATCTTCTTAGATTTAATACCTGCGCGATCTGACGGTCCCTTATCACCATGAGGATTCCACTTAGTCCTTGCGGCTTCAGTAGCTTCTACCTCTTTGACTTCACCATCTCCACATTCGTCACATTCTTCCATACCTTCTTTAGGCTCTTTCACCACTGGCTTATCCGTGTCTTTCGGTGCTGTGCCAGGATGATCTTCAACTTGCGTTGCGTTTGTACCACCTTTTCCAGGCTCTTTTGTCTCACCCGGTTTGGTTCCCTTTGGAGGTGTACCTGGATGGTCTTCAGCCTGTTCTGCGTTCGTCCCACCTTTACCTGGCTCTTCGGTCTTAGGACTTCCAGTTCCTGGAACAGGTGTTCCGGGTCTTTTTGTTCCTTCTTGTTCAGTTGCTTCGAGTTTCTTAACCCCGTCGCCAACTTGACCTTCGGATTTCTTATCGAATGGGTCTCCATCACCAACCGTGTCAGTAACTTTAACGTCTTCTTTAGGTTCTCCTTTTTTAGCCTTAGCTTTTTCGGTAAAAGGTTGGTTTTCGTCTTCTTCGTCGAGTTCGATTTCATAAACCACTTCTTCAGTATCAGTTTCGATGTCGACTGGCGCATCTTGCTCTGCAAGACCCGCAGGAAGTTCAGGTTCTAACTCATCACTCGGAAGTTCTTCACCTGGGAGATCTGGGGTTTCTTCTGTACTTTCATCATCTAACTTGATTATGTAATCATTTCCCTCATCTGAGAATTCAACGGAATCTCCGTCTTTCTTAACAACTATTCCATCTTCAGGTTTCATAGCTTTGAAAACTTTCAAAACTTCGTCCTCTGAAGCTCCGGTCATGTCAAGTACATCGTCAGCGTCCTCGTCGTCGGTTTTGAGTTCGTCACCCATATCAGGGACATCAGCATCAAGTTCGTCGTCGAGTTTGGGCTCGTCGGTTATCGAAGGTTCTTCTGAATCTTCAGGTGTATCAACACCGTCTACATCTTTTTCGTCTTCTTCAGGATCTACAACATCCTCTTGTTCTTTCAGCAAATCATTAATCTCCTCCTTCATAGTTGAAGCGAGTATGCCTTTTGCGTTTGCCTTAACAGCTTCCTCAAGTGTTTCTACTTGAAGCAATGCCTTTTCTAAAATTGATTTTTCAGCCATTTTTGTTTCTGTTTGTTTTTATAAATATTCGATTATTATTAAAAGTTTATCTTTATGCACTTTAAAGCACACATTTTTTGTTATTTCGATAGAAAATTATCCAAATTATACATGAGATCTTTAGCCCTGTCATCCTGTGGTTCCGGTTCTTGAATTGACTCTTCATAACTACCTCTCTCGTCTAAATCACTAAACACGTAGGCGCCCGGGGTAGATGGTGAGGATACTAAATCAAAACACACAAGTTCAAAATCGTCTTGTACGATGTTCTGTCCCTTAACATTCTTCAATGATCCAACACCGCGAGAAGAAATCCCTAATGTGTTCCCATTTCTTAATAAATTTGCTGCTTGATCACCCTTACAACTGATAATTCCACCCTTTTCCCAACCTGGGGATGTGTTTATTTTAATTTTACCAAGCAGGGCGTTATTTTCCCACCATGTTTCAATAACGGAATGGGAAACTCTATCTAAATCGATAAGGGATGATGTGGGGTGGTTGAGCTCACTCATAGCCCCACCATTTGCAATAAGAGTTTGGTATTTTTCGTTTTCCCGTCTTAAAACTAATTCAGGATAAATTCTACCATTCTTATTGGGGGTGTCGTATTTTTGTAGGACTGCGTATAGGATGAGTTCACCCATGAAGTCCATATTCTTCATTTCGGTGATGATCTCTTTGTTGTTTTGATCTAAAGGATCAATGTGTCCCGAATCATATTCAATCAAATATCCTTTTACACCAAAGTCATTTCGACCTAATACCTTTAATTCCTTCATTTATAGTTTCGGTTTACTATAAATATGTAGGTTTTAGAAGTTATTTTTTATTTTGGTGAAAATTAAATAAGATTTTGTTGTTCAGATCATCATCCACAATATTTTCGATTAAATCTTGCATAAGATTTTTTAGATCTTCAGATCGAACATCGAAGGTTTTTTTAGTGAATAAAGTAATTTCCAGATTTAGAAATGATTTTTTCCCGACCTTAATTCCCTTAGTTCTAACGTCTAAGTCAACAATGGATTCTTTTTTGAATAAGTCGGAGTGTAGATCGTATATTCTTAATTTTATTTTTCGTTTGGTTTTCGAAATTATATTATCGAATTCTTCGTCCTCATTTTCGGGGGCTAACCACGAATTCAATTTTATGTAAATTGTCTTTAAATTTTTGTGATCAACGGTACCATAACCAATTTTTACGTTCTCGTAATATCCCAAGGCAATAAATTTCCCTGTCTTCATGTATTCTCATCATATATAAAATTTATGGTGTTATACAAAATATAACGAAAAGAATCCATAAAACCAAAAATATGATACAAAAAAAAACGGACTTAAAGTCCGTTTTTCAATTGTTGTAGTTTGTAGTAGTTGTATTTGGTCGGTGGTAGTGCTTTCGCCTCAGTTAAAGACTCCTTTAATTTCCCCTTTACCACTTCATCTTGTTCTTCTGTTAACATACAATTCATCTTCTCATCCACCTGCTCTTTTAGTGTGTTAAACTCATTCACTAATTGATCATTTGGAATGGTGAGCAATTTCTGTAACTCTTCCTTTTCTCCTTCGGATAATGAGTCCCCAAACTTACCATTAAATTCACTTGACAATACGACGAGTAATAACCCCTCATTATTTGTAAATTCACTTGTAGATTCTGTCAGTTCTTTTTTCGTGGTCAGATGTTCAACCAACTTCTTTTTCCCTAACATTTTTTTATCGACAGTTTTTAAGGTATCTTCTTCAGCGAGCAGATCCAAATTTTTGTAGAGATCAACCTCAACTAAATTTTCAGATTTAAGTTTCTTATCTAGAGATTTAGAATACTTTGAAACTCGTTTCGTTTTCTCCATTAATAACTTCTCTACATTTTCAACATATAGTTTAGCGAGTTCTTTATCGTCGAGATACATATTCTCAACCTCTTCATAAAACAAATACAATTCTTTGAATTCTTTGTTCTCTTTAATTGATTGTAGAATTTCTTTCACTTCCTTTTTATTACCAGCCGTATAAGCCTCGGTTAGGCAGTGTAAGATCTTGGTTTTTAGTGTTCCAAATTTAGTCATCAGTTTGTTCCTTAATTAGTTTATTTTCGCCTTCGGCATTGTCTGATATAATATCGGATATGGCCTTGTCCATTTCATAAATATTCTCCTGAGCCTTTTTGTTGTCAAATAAATCAGCTAAACTTGTATCTTCACCTAACATTGATAAAATTTTCATTTTGTTTGACTCGCTTCTATAAACTGGCTCTTTCTTTTCTTCTTTTTCTTCAGCTAAGGGTGCCGTTTCACCACCTGCTGCGGGGGCACCTATGTCCGCGCCTGGAGTTGCTGCCCCTTCACCACCCGCTGGGGTCCCTAATGGGTCTGACATGGACATAGATCCACCACCACCACCTCCACCAGGTAGTCCACCTTCTTCACCGCCACCACCTTGGGCTATCGCGTCTTCAATTTGTTTTCTTTCCTCTTCAGGAATACCATATTTCTTATCAACATCGTCAAATACACCAGTACGTCTGATAATTTGAGCGGTGTTCATTAATTCAGCACCAATTGCACGTTCCATTCTTTGTTGTTGTAGATCAAGAATAACCTCATTATCACTCATACCTAGAATATTCTTTTTAGCCCATGTGTGTGATACAGGAAGAATTCCCATTTGTGATTGGTCGGACGTTGCGTCCTTATACATTGTGATTTTTTCTTTCCAAGATTCTATTTTCAATAAATCAGACTGTCCCGATGGGTTAGTCATCATTAATGTAAAGTTGTTTAACTCATCTTCCATTCCTAACAGGAACAGGTGAATCAAAGCAATCTTATTCAATTCCTGAATCAATGATTGTTGAATTCTGTTGATCGTTCTTGCGAAACGAATATCAAGTAACGCCAACCCTTTTCCATTACCAACCACATCTTCGAATCCAAGGAACGCTTTCGGGATCCTAAGAGCCGCTAACATTTTCTTTTGGATATACTCGATATCGGCAATCTCACCCAAGTTCTGAGCTCCAGGTAATGTTTCAATTGGACTACTCTGAGAGATGTCCCTCATTGGGATGAAATAATCTTGGTCAACCGCCATTTGATTATATCTCATATCAACCTGTCCGTTTTGTTGGTCAACAACTTGGTCTCTTTTGAATTTGTTCGCAATCCTCTGTACATAAGGTTCAATGTCTTTGTCATCCATATTACCCACGAACACTTTAAATACTCTTCTTTCAGGGGCTCTAGACGTTCTATAAATTAACATCGCATCCTCTGCTAGGAGTAACTGCTTCCAAATACGTCTGATTTTATCCAACATGGATGTACCGTAAGGAAGTTTCCTATCATCACCAAGAATTCTAAAGTGAGCGATTTCCCATGCCTGGAATTCCATATCTTTGTTATTCCATGTGAACCTGAGTTCCCGGGTTGGGAACTTACTGGAAACCCTATCACTTTGGTTCGGGCTGGATTGTCTAGCCCCTTCAAGTCTTTGGATCTCAATGTTAGGTAATTGTTGACAACCGATAATACCTTTAGCCGCATCAATTTTTAAATATACGAAGTTATCACCATACTTAGCCATTCCCCTCGTCCACATTTGTAGGTTAGTATTAACGTCCAAAATATTGTAGAACAAGTCATCTAAAATAGATTTAATTCTTTTTGAGTCGGAATGTATTGTTAGAATCTGTCCTTTTTCTGATTTAGTTGTAGATTCTTCCGCGTAAATATCCAACGCTGCGGATACTTCAGGAGTAAATTCCATACTCTCATAATCATAATATGCTGATAGTCTGTTTGGTTCATAGTAAACTGATTGGTTATAAAGTGACATGTCGAGTTTCGACCATTTGTCAGCAATATATTGAGTTTGCTTGGCTTGTAATAAAGCGTTTTCGTATTCTTCTTTACTGTCAGTTTTCAGTAATTCATCTTTCGAAAATTGAAACGACGGTGGTGGGGGAGATATTGTGTTTCCCTGAAAACCGAAGGTTTTTGTTAATCTTTGAAAGATAGTTAAATCTTGTTTTGCCATACCTATAAATATTGGTTATAATGTAAACATTTTTTTTATATTACTGAAGCTTATCCCCGTTTCTTCGGACCAGGGATTAACCACGAATATTCATCATATTGTTGTTTTAAGTTTTTCACCTGATCATTATGGAATAAAGGATTACCTTCGAGAGCCCCTCCATCCACGGCCATCGGACCCATAGGATCAAACGCCTGGCCATAAGAATAAAATGATTTATTTGGTTCATATGACCTTTCTGATAACATCCAAGAATCAATCATCGCTTTATTGACAGAATCCACTCTTTCGAGTTGACCGAAAGAAATGTCGGCAATGTATAGTGCTATTGCGATACTCATAATAGCATCATCGTGTTTCCCCTTCATGTGGTCAGGTTTTCCGTTGATATAAACAAACGTGTTCATTTCATTCACCAATCTTTGCGACCTAACAATAAACCCATTCCTCAACTGTTCTTCGAAAGCGGCAACAATTTGTGTCCGCTTATTATTGAAGTTAATCCCCGGAATTTTTTCCATCGCCTTAGCGTTATAATCCCAAATATTCTGAGTGTTGATTCCTTCAATGTACATATTTTTGTATCCCATTTCTTGGAACTTCCTGGCAGTAGCAATTCCCATACCACCAGTTATATCAATACCCACAAACGCTTTATACAGTACCGCCCATCTATACGCAATCTCCGCTAAATTATCTGGCGGAATTTTACCAACATATTCAAGTACTTGTTCCCTCTCATCAAAGTCAATTATACAAATTCCCGAAAAATCTTCACTATCACCTCTAGAAACGTCAATCCCCATGACATATCGATGCCCTTCGATTGGCTCTTTCCAATGCCACATTGTACCACTCATTAACTTCTCTTTTGGTTCTCTAATCATATTCTTAACAATATTCTCTCGAACCTCATAAGGGATTACACTATCCCCCGAACCAAGGAAGTCACACTCAATCTCCTGAGCAATTTTTCTTGGGTCATATTTAAGTTTCTTTGACATTCCCTCAAACCATGGTGAATACGGTTTATAACCATCGTCTAACACCTTTTGGTAATCCTCTGGTGGAACATCCTTCATCATAAACCCATCCTCATTGTCATCATATAAGGCTCGGTTTAACATATAATGTACCATATCTTTAACCTTAACCCACACTAAATCTTTTGTGTAACGTGGATCTTTGTACCACTGGAGGTCTGAGATATGAAAGTCATTTATTCCTTTAACCGCTTGGTCATACACCGTGTAGTATATTGGGTCAAAACCGTTTGGTGTTGAAATCAAGATAACCTTACCACCCGTTGAAAGTGACGCCATACATGCTGCCCAGAAATCGTCTCCCGCTTCAATATATGCCGCCTCATCAAATATTAGGATGGTAGG